TTCGTCACTGGCGACAAGGCTACGGATCACGAGGCAGGCAGTAGAGCATCCGCTTACTGTTGGCCGATCACTGAATAACCAAACGAAAGCGCGGAAGCCGTGGGAACTCGCGCTAGAAGAATAAAACGATCCGAGCGTAATGCTCAGTGGATCGAGCAGATGTGTCGGATACCAGAAGGCAAGTTTGTTGGCAAGCCGGTAAAGCTGACCAAGCATCAACGGCGCTGGCTAGGGCGAATTTATGACAGCCCTACTAGGACATTCATTCTTAGTATGGGCCGGAAGAACGCAAAGACAGCGTTTTCTGCGTTCATAGTCCTGCTGCATACATGTGGCCCTGAAGCAAAGCCGAATTCGCAATTATATAGCGCAGCACAGTCTCGGGATCAAGCGGCAGTTCTGTTTGAGTTGGCCGCAAAGATGGTGCGCATGTCGCCCGATCTATCTGAGTACGTGACGATCAGAGACACGGCGAAAGAATTGCTCTGCCATGAGCTAGGAACGTTCTTCAAGGCGCTTTCTGCTGATGCGGCAACAAAATTTGGGCTATCGCCATGCCTAGTGATTCACGATGAGCTCGGACAGGTAAAAGGGCCGCGTTCCGAACTGTACGAAGCATTGGAGACAGCATCAGCTGCCCAGGAATCGCCGCTTTCGATAGTTATATCGACGCAAGCGCCGACACCGGCTGATCTGTTGAGCGTATTGATTGACGATGCTCTAACAGGGGCAGATCCGCGCACGAAGGTTGAGCTTTACACAGCGCCGGAAGATGCCGATACATTTAGTGAGAAGGCAATAAAGGCTGCAAACCCGCACTTTGGCGACTTCATGAATCAGGAAGAAGTGTTCCGGCAGGCCAGCGATGCAAAACGAATGCCGAGCAGAGAGGCTGCATATAGAAACCTGATCCTGAATCAGAGGATAGAAGCGCGAAACCCGTTTGTAACGCAGACTATCTGGCAAGAGAACGGCGAAGAACCGGACGCGCTGGAAGGCAAGAAGGTTTACGGCGGGCTTGACCTGTCCAGCGTGGCTGATTTGACCGCTCTGGCGCTCGTATCGGACGCAGGCGACGTTCATTCGACCTTCTGGCTACCAGAGGAAGGGTTGGTAGAAAAAAGCCGCGCAGATCGCGTTCCTTATGATTTATGGGCGCAACAATGGTATTTGCAGACCACTCCTGGCCGCGCAATCGAATACGACTATATCGCCGCCTATTTGCGAGACGTGTTCGACATGTACGACGTGCAAGCAATGGCATTCGACCGCTACAACATGAAGTTCCTGAAGCCATGTCTTGAAAGAGCAGGTTTCAGTGAAGAGGAATTAGCGCGGTTTATCGATTTCGGGCAGGGGTTCGTGAGCATGTCTCCGGCCTTGCGTGAACTGGAAACCAAGCTGCTAGGCAAGAAGCTGAAGCATGGCAATCATCCGGTGCTGGAGATGTGCGCGAAGAACGCAACGGTTATCCAAGACCCGGCAGGCAATCGCAAATTCGTAAAAGGAAAGTCTACCGGGCGCATAGACGGAATGGTTAGCCTGGCTATGGCTGTTGGCGTGATGCCGCAAGAAGCGCCGCAAGAGAAATCGTTTTGGGAGACAGAATAGTGGCAATTTGGAACCGAATATTTCCATGGAGCAGGAAGAGCGTTAGCAATTCGCTTGACCTGTTTCATGATGTATACGGTGGTCGGCTGTCTGCCACTGGAAGAACTGTCAATTTAAAGACCGCAATCGAGGTTTCTACGGTGGTCGGTTGCGTTAGGGCTATTGCTGAGGGGATTGCGCAAGTTCCTCTGCACTTAAAGCAGGAATTGCCTAACGGGAAGAAGCCTAAAGCGAAAAATCATCCTCTATACCGGGTTTTGCACCGTAGGCCTAATCCTTGGCAGACATCGTATGAGTTTCGGGAGACGCTTGGCTGGCATGTTGCGTTGTGCGGAAACTTCATAGCATTCAAAAACGTTGTTTTCGGCAAGGTTGTAGAGCTTATTCCGTTCGAGCCTGGAACCGTTACGGTGAACCGAGCCGATGATTTGACGCTTTCATACCTGGTAACGCTTCAGAATGGCGCGCAGCAAGAGTTCCCGGCAGAGTCTATATGGCACGTCAAAGGGCCGTCTTGGAATAGCTGGATGGGATTGGAGGCTGTTTCTATCGCACGCGAGGCAATCGGCCTTGCAATGGCAACAGAAGAACAGCATGCGCGCATGCACAAGAATGGAGTCAAGGCTTCTGGCGTCTATTCGGTAGAAGGAACGCTAAAAGATGAGCAGTTCAAGCAACTCCGCAACTGGATAGAAAAAGAAATGGGCGGGCTGGAAAATTCTGGCAAGCCTATGGTTCTTGACCGCAATGCAAAGTGGCTCAACACGAGCATGACTGGCGTCGATGCTCAACATTTGGAGACGCGCAAGCATCAGATTGAAGAGATTTGCCGGTTTTTCCGCGTTCTGCCGATCATGGTTGGCTATTCGGACAAGACGGCGACTTTCGCAAGCGCAGAAGCGATGTTCTTGGCTCATCTTGTACATACCATGTCGCCGTGGTACGAAAAACTCGAACAATCAATAGATGAGAACTTGCTTACTGAAAAAGATAGGCGAGAAGGCTATTACGCATCATTCCAAGAGGATTTCCTTCTTCGTGGGTCGTTGACAGACACAAAAGATTACTTGCTTGGCCTGGTAAATGGTGGGTTGATGACGCCAAATGAGGGGCGCGAAAGGCTTGATCTTGATCCTGACGGCGATCCAGAGAGCGATAGATTACGTATTCCAGCAAATATTACAGGTTCAGTACCGGATGTAAACACAGAAGGGGCAGCAAATGGCAACTAATACACTCGATTTCGGATTTGAGATTAAGGGGGCAAATGATGACGGGACATTTGAAGGGTACGGTTCCGTGTTCAATATTACCGATCTTGGAGGCGATATTGTTGCCCCTGGCGCATTTGCTGAATCGCTTGCAGCACAGAAAGCAGCAGGGCGTATGCCTGCAATGCTATGGCAGCATAGGCAAGCAGAGCCAATCGGAATTTATACAGACATGGAAGAGGATAGCGTAGGGTTGCGAGTATCAGGAAAGCTTGCTCTAAAAACTGCGCGTGGAGCTGAAGCATATGAACTCATGAAAATGGGGGCTATATCCGGCATGTCTATTGGATACCGTTCCCGCGATGATAGTTATGACCGAGTAACAGGCGTGCGTACATTGAAAAAGGTTGACCTTGTAGAGTTGAGCCTTGTTACTTTCCCGATGAATGACGCATCGCGCATTTCTTCTGTAAAGGGGGAAATTGAACTGATCCAAGATTTGAAATCAGCGGAGCAATACCTGCGCGATGCAGGCTTGAGCCGAACGGAAGCAAAGGCGTTTATCGCCAGAGTAAAAGGCCTCGGACAGAGCGATTCTGATGGGGGCGAAATGCAGCAAATCGTGGAGGCGTTAAAGCGCCGAGACGGGGTATTCGCCGCATAAGCGAACCATCCAAAAATCAAACCAAGCCGCCGAAAGGCGGTTTTTTTATGTCCGAAAGGAATACAAATGTCTGAAATTATTGAAATCAAGAACCTGATCGAGGCCCAAGGTCGCGCTTGGGAAGAGCACAAGAAAACGAACGACGAACTGATCAAAGCAAAGGCAGACGGGAAAGCAGTTGCAGACCTGGAAGCCAAACTTGCCAAGATTGGCGACGAATTGGACAAGACTTCTGAACTGAAGGCTCAATTCGAAGAAGTCATGAAGAAGATGCAGCGCCCTGGCGTTTCGTCTGATGAAGAACGCGCAGACCAAGCAGAAGTTAAGAGCTTCAACGCAATGCTTGCCGCTGACTTCCAGATGAAGGGCAAGCGCGCTCCTGCTGAATTGACCGTCGATGATTACAAGCAGTACAAGAGCGCTGTTTTCCGCGTGCTGTGCGGAACGGCTGTTGATGCGCTGTCGACTGATGAGCGCAAAGCGCTTTCTGCTGGTTCAGATCCTGACGGCGGCTATATGTTGCCTCAATCCACGATTGGCCGCATCGTCAAGAAGACGTTCGAGCAGTCGACTATGCGCCAGTTGGCAAATGTAATGACCATCAACACCGGCAAGCTGGAAGGCATCGTTGATAACGACGAGGCAGATGCAGGTTGGGTTAGCGAGATGGGAGTTCGCTCAGACACCGACACGCCGCAAGTCGGGAAGTACGAGATTGAGGCTCATGAAATGTATGCAATGCCGAAAGTCACGCAAAAACTGCTTGATGATGCTGGCACCGACGTTGAAGGCTGGCTTGCTGGCAAGGTTGCAGACAAGTTCGCGCGCGTCGAGGGCGCAGGCTTCACCACTGGTAACGGCGTTGGTAAGCCGCGCGGCCTGTTTGCATACCAGGTTGCTGCTACTTCCGACGAAACCCGCGCATGGGGCACGTTTGAAATCGTAAAGACTGGCGCAAACGGCGACTTCCATACGACAAAGGCAGACCCGTTGCAAGAATTGATCGGTGCATTCAAGGATCAATATCTGCAAAACGCATCGTTCCTGATGCGCCGCGAAGTTCGCACCAAGATTCGCAAGCTGAAAGAGTCTACTTCAGACAAATATCTGTGGGAGCCAAGCATGCAGGCAGGTCAACCTGATCGGCTGCTTGGCTACCCTGTACGCGTTGATCAGTACGTTCCTGCTCTTGCTACCGGATCGCTTTCGCTGGCATTGGGTGACTTCAAGGAAGCCTACACCATCGTTGACAGAATCGGCATTCGTACACTGCGTGATCCGTATACGGCTAAGCCTTATATAGTTTTTTACTCAACGAAGAGAACTGGCGGAGGAGCCGTTAACTTCGAAGCGGCGAAGTTCCTGCAATTCGCAGCTTGACCGCCAGCATGAAGTAGAAACCAATATAAAGCCGCCTAATAAGCGGCTTTTTTAATCAGAAAGGAATCGAAATGAACAACGATTTGCACAACAACGTGCACGTAAAGCGCGCAATCAGCCCGGTATCGGTTGCTGACACGACCGCTACAGTATCTGAAATCATCGACCGTCAAGGATACGGCTCACTAGAATTCGTCATTGCAACTGGTTCGATTGCGGATGCAGATGCCACTTTTGCCGTCCTGGTCGAAGAGTCGGATACCACGACTTCCGGAGACTTCACTGCGGTTGCCGATGCTGATCTGCTCGGTACTGAAGCGCTGGCAGGGTTCCAGTACGACGACGACAACGAAGTCCGCAAAATCGGCTACAAGGGTATCAAGCGCTATGTTCGCATGACCATCACGCCGACAGCGAACGCATCGGCGGCACTGATTTCCGCTGTCGCAGTTCTTGGAAGTCCGTCGCTGGCTCCTACTGCCAATCCTCCGGTTTAAAGAGTAGTCCCTTTTAAGAGTGTCCTTCGGGGCGCTCTTTTTATTTCATGATAACAATGGCGCTCAAACTCATTACAGCCCCGACATCAGAGCCGTTGACGCTTGAAGAGGCAAAGGCTCATCTGCGCGTTGACCACGATGACGAGGATACGCTTATCTATGCACTTATCGTAGCTGCGCGCCAAGGTGCTGAGCATATTACGGAGCGTGCCCTGATGACGCAGACATGGGAACTCGCGCTAGATTGGTTCCCGTGCGTGCCTTATCGACGCGTTGAGTGGAAGCATGACAGGCTTCTTGCTGATGCAATAAACATACCGAAGCCGCCACTTGTAAGTATCGTAAGCGTGAAGTACATCGACACTGAAGGAGTGCAGCAGACGCTTGATTCTAGCGCTTACCTGCTTGACTCACATCGTGAGCCTGCGCGTATTCTCTCTGTTTACGCCACTGACTGGCCAGATACGAGAGAACAGGCGAATGCAGTTCTAATCCGATTTACATGCGGATATGCAGATGCTGCATCCGTGCCTCAAGAGATAAAGCAATGGATGCTCTTGCAAATCGGCATGATGTACGAGAACCGGGAGAGCGTGGCTGCCGGAACAATATCGGAAATTCCGTATGTTGATCGGTTGCTTGATCCGTATAGGTTTTGGGGCGCGTGATGCAATCCGGAAAGCTTCGTTACAGAATTACTCTTCGGAATAAAACGACTGAGGCTGACGAAATAGGCCAGCCTATCGAGACATGGGCTGATCTTGCAACAGTTTGGGCTGATGTCCGCTTCTTGAATGGAAAAGAGTTCATCACTGCAAACAAAGAGTCGGCTCAGGATACGGCCAGCATTAGAATCAGAAAACGTGATGTTTCGACAGATTGGCGCGTTCTGTTCGACGGCAAGACATACGAGATAACGGCAGCGCTTCCAACGCTGAATTACGTTGATATAGCGGTGAAAGAATGGCAAGAGTAAAAAATGGCATGGGCCACTCAAGGACTGCCAAAACGTTCCAGAAAGAATCATTTAGGTTAAGTCTTGAATCTGATGCTTCAGACACATTGCGCCAACTTGCAGGAGATTTGCGAGCAAAGGCTCTTAGGCCTGCGGCATACGCGATGGCGCATGAGTTTTATACCGAAATGAAGATAAAAGCTCCTGTATATACAGGGACTTTATACCTTAACAAGACAGGGAAGATGGCCGGAGAGCAGAACGCATATCCAGGCCAACTACGTGATTCAATTTATCACTGGCACGATAACAAGAAATCGAACGAAGATCGACAAATATATGCAATCGGGCCTAACAAAAAGAAGGCTCCGCATTGGTACTTTTTGGAGTTCGGCACATCGCGGATGGCGGCTAAGCCTTATGTCCGTACAGCATGGTTGAACAAAAAGGATGCCGCTGTGAGTGCAGGTAAGACAGTGCTTGCAGAAAAAATAATGGAATTGCTCAATGACAGAATCGCAGCTTAATACGGCGCTTGTCGCAATTGTTCCGCGAGTGTTCCCTGATGTCGCTCCAGAAGGAACTGCAATGCCTTATTGCACATGGCAGCAGATTGGCGGAACGCCTGTCAATTTTATGTCTGAATCATCATACAAGAAAAATGCGCGGATTCAGATAAACGTGTGGAGCAAAACGCGCAAAGAGGCAATGACGCTCATCAGGCAGATCGAAGATGCGATGGTATTAGCTCCGCTTTACGGATTTGTTGAGTCTGGAGCGACGGCAACTATGGATGAAGATACAAAACTACGTGGAGCAATGCAGGATTTCAGCTTCTGGATTGAATAAAAACTAAGCAACAAAGCAGCCCGAAAGGGCATTTAACAGCCACCCATTGAGGTGGCTTTTTTATTGCCCCAAAGGGCTTTATATCTGAAAGGATAACGAAAATGGCTGTAAAACTCCCGAATGGCGCAACTGTTGCGCTTGCGACTGCGTATGGTAGTGCAAAGACGATTTCGGCAATTACCAATGCAAATCCTGGTGTTGCATCTAGTACCGGGCATGGCTTTACCGATAGCGACATTATCGAAGTTGTCTCCGGATGGACTCGCATCAATGAGCGTGTATACCGCGTTGATAGCGCGGCTACCGATAACTTCGCGCTTGAAGGTCAGGACACGTCTGATACGACTGCCTATCCTGCCGGTTCTGGTGCTGGTACGGCGCGTGAAATCACGACATGGACGCAGATTGCTCAGATCACGGAATTTTCGACTTCTGGCGGCGACATGCAGTTCGCAAACTACTCGTTCATGGAGTCTGACAACGAAAATCAGTTGCCGACGCAAGCAAGCGCGATGTCCATCACCATGACGATTGCCGACGATCCTTCACTCGCAGGTTATATCGCACTCAAGGCTGCTGCTGAGGCAAGAGCGAAACGCGCACTGAAGCTGACGCTTCCTGACGGTTCTGTCATCCTTTATAACGGATACGTTTCGTTCAACGAGACGCCGACCTTGACAAAGGGTTCAATTATGACCGTTTCAGCGACGTTCTCGCTCCAAGGAAAGCCGGTCCGTTACACGGCATAAGTTAGCTGGAATTCAGCATCCTCCGCTTGATCGCCGGAGGCTTTTTTATATCTTAAAAGGCAGAAAACATGTCTAAAACGAAATTCGTTCTCACCCCTAATCCTACGTTCAAGGCCACTGTAATGATCCCAGTGCCTGGAGAGTCAGCAGCGCCTGTTGAATTCACGTTCAAGCACAAGACGCGTGATCAGTACAACGAATACATGGCTTCCATCGAGGGCAAATCGTATGCCGAAATTGTGATGGATATAGCTAGTGGATGGGATTTGTCAGACCCGTTTGACAAGGATTCCATTGAGAAAATGACGCAAAACTATATCGGCTCAGGGATGGTTGTTTTCGACACATATGTACAAGAGTTGACTGCGGCCAGAACAAAAAACTAGAGGCCGTCGCTTCTGCCCTTTATGAGAAAGCGCCGAATGAACAGGAGTTGGCTGCATTCGGCCTTACTTTAAAGGACGTGGCGGCGGCTCCTGTCGAGATATGGCCCGATAACTGGCAAGCGTTCAAGGTATTCGATGCAATTGGTACGCAATGGCGCATCGGGTTCAACGGGGCAACAGGGCTTGATTACAGTGTTCTGCCTGAAATATGGCGGCGCACAAAAACGAAAATAGAAGATCGTGATTCCGTGTTTCTCGACTTGAGGATCATGGAAGAGGCTGCTTTGCAGGAAATGAGGAAGGGATAATATGTCAGATGCGATTGCACGTGCCGTCATTCAAGCAGAAGTCAATGCAGATGGCGTCGAGGCTGGAATTTCCAAGGTAGAAAAGAGCCTTGACAGTCTCGGTGCGCGTGCAGTTTCAACTGGCAAAACTGCGTCTGCTGGAATCGACAAGATCGGTGAAGGCGGATCGTCTGCATCAGCAAAGGTAGACGCAGCAACAAAGAACATGATTGCTGCTATCCAGCGGCAAACTGCCGCTACTGAGGCAGGGTCACGTTCTAATGCTGAATATTACAAGACACTGGCGTCACAGCGAGGAGTCAACCCTGAGACTTTAAAGCCTTACTTGGCTCAACTGGAAGCGGCCACAGTAAAGCAAAAGAATTACGGCAAGAGCGCTAACGAGATGGCCTTTGCTATGCGTGGTCTTCCTGCTCAGTTCACTGATATTGCGGTCAGTTTGCAGGGAGGGCAAAGGCCGATGACAGTTCTATTGCAACAGGGCGGTCAGTTAAAAGACATGTTCGGCGGTATCGGCCCTGCCGCAAAGGCAATGGGATCATATGTTGCCGGTATCGCTCCGATGCTGGTTCATCCTTTCACGCTGGCCGTTGCTGGCGTTGCGCTGTATGCAAAAGCAGTCTACGACGCCTCCGAACAAAACCGAGACATGGGCAAGGCGCTAATCTCGACCGGGAACATGGCCGGGATGACTAAAAGCCAGATCATCGGCGTTGCTGATGACGTTGGCAAGCTGACTGGCAAATATGACATGGCGAGAGAGGCCGCTTTAGAACTCGCAAAGTCAGGGCAGTTTTCTGGCGACCAGATAAAAGTTGCAATGGCTGCTGCTGTGAATGGTGCTGTCGTTACGGGCAAATCTGTAACTGACATGGTGGAAGCATTTTCCGCAATCAGCAAAGACCCGGTAAAAGGAGTTTCCGACCTTAACGACAAATACAACTTCCTAACTCAGTCAGTTTATGCACAAATCAAGGCTCTACAAGATCAAGGACGTGAGCAGGAAGCGGTAACACTTGCAATCAAGACGTTTGGAGAAGTGATGTCGTCCAGAAAGGATCAGGTTGTTGCAGACGCCGGTTATATTGTGCAAGCGTGGATTGGCGTAAAGAAGGCAATTGACTCAGCGCAATCATCTCTTTTGGCCTGGGGTCGTGACGACACGCTGAAACAGAAGATTGACAAGGCAAAAGCGACTCTTGCCGAAATGGAAGGATCAGGAAACCCTGCTTTAAAGCAGTACATCGAAGATGAGAAGGCATACATTGCGCAGCTTGAAGAGGCTGACAAGGTTGCAAAGCAAAACGCAAAGTCAGAAGGCGAAAAGGCACGCGCTCAGAAAGATGGAATAGAAGGTCTTAAGGAGCTTGACAAGTTCCAGGACAAATATAAGTCAAAGCAGTCTGAAATAAACAAGCTCAATGAGGCATGGGCAAGGGCGCAGAAAGGTCTCACAAAAGGAACTTCGGAATATGCCGAAGCGCAGCAAAACTACAATCGCGGTCTTGACCAGATCAATAAGAAATACTCGAACAAGGACGCAATTAGCGCGGCTAAAAAAGAGCAGTCTTCGTATGAAAGCCTGATCTCATCTGTAAAGACAAAGATTGAGGCAAACCAGCTTGAGATGAAAACTGGCCTTGATGCAACTGAATCCCAAAAGATGCAGATCAAGTTCGACAACGATCTTGCAACAGGGAAGCTGAAGCTCAACTCTGCTCACAAGGCCGAGGTTCAGGCGCAACTAGACAAGCTGAAAGTCGTAGAGAAGGCGAACATGCAGCAGCGTTTTGCCATTGAATACGACAATCAGTATCAGCGCACAATGCGCGACATGATTTCGTCTCATCAGCTAGAAATGGATTCGATGGGGCTTTCTGCTGAGGCTGCCGAGAAGCTGGCCGCATCGACAAAAATACTAGCCAATGCAGAAGAAGCAATCAGGGAAGGGCGCAGGAAAGGAACTGTGTCAGACGACTACGCGGCAAAGATGCGGGAAATGGCTCAGGCACAGTCAAATGCCGCCATAGACATGCTTGATGAGAAGAATGCTAAGCAAAAAGACCCTTGGTTTAATGCTTCAGAATCGATTCGCAAATATGGTGAAGATGCGTCCAACACTGGCAAACAGATTGGTGAAGTAATTTCAAATGGATTCAGGTCGGCAGAAGACGCTCTTGTGCAATTCACTACTACCGGCAAGCTGTCGTTCTCAAACTTCGCCAAGTCAATCATTTCAGATTTAGCAAGGATGCAAGCGAAATCAGCTATCTCTGGAGCTGGAAAAGGATTAAATGAGGCTATAGCAAATGCATTTAGCTATTCAGAAGATGAGTACGTAGATGTTGCCAGCGCCAAGGGGAATATATTTAGCAGCGGCAATGTAATCCCATTTGCTAAGGGCGGGTCATTCACGAACAGCATAGCGTCAAGGACAACAGTAGCTCCGATGGCTATGTTTGGCGAAGCAGGCCCTGAAGCAATCATGCCTCTAACAAGGGGGGCGGATGGATCGCTTGGCGTTAAATCATCAGGTAGTGGAACGTCAGTTGTCATCAATAACCATACAGGCGCGCAGGCAACGACAAAGCAGACAACAGACAGCAACGGCAACCGTCGTCTTGAGGTTGTAATTGGCGACATGGTTGCCGGTGAAGTTAGGCGTAACGGTTCGTCACTCAATTCAGCATACAAACAAACGTTTGGCGCAAGAGCGGCTTTGACGGGGAGATAACTATGGCAGCTTATATTTGGCCCACATCTCTCCCGAATAGTCCAGGTACAGACTATACGGAAACTGGCGGAGTTAGAGTTTTGCGCACATCGACGGACGCTGGAGTTCCAAAGATGCGATACATCGGCAGAAACTCGCAGACAATTTCCGTCAGTTATGTAATGACGAATGAACAGGTTGCAACTCTAAAGGAGTTTGTTGAAGAAACAATAATGGGCGTTTCTCCATTTGAGTTCACTCATCCGAGGACAAAGGAGACGGTTAATGTGCGGATTGTCCCATCAGGAGATGGTGAGTTTTTTACCATGTCCTGGATGGCGAAGGAATATTGGTCTGTCAGCATGAAGATGGAGGCAATGCCATGAGTAGGCTTGCTACGCTTTCTCCAGCCGCGCTTCGGGCGATGTTTGCTCAGCACGCAGACGATACTCTGATCACGCTCGTCACGATAACCGGAGACGAAATATCGAACCCTATTCGGCTGGCAGACAATTACACGCATCGCTTCGAGTATTTGTCGGATACGGAGATGACGGTGACGGATTTGTCTACAAAAGAGGCGTCCGTATATACCTTTGCCGACACTGACACGGTAATAAAGGATGCGGTTGTTTCTCAGCCTGAAGAAATATTTTATGGCGTGATTGCGACAACACCAAGGCTGTTTCTGCCGTTTGCTATAACGCTCCCGACAGAAGAGCCTGAAGCGTCGTCTGTGTGCCAAATCAAGATGTATGACGTGACGCGGATGCTTATCCCGACTATCAGAAGCATAACCGAAGCGCCAAGCGTATTGATAGAACTTGTCTTGATGTCAACGCCTAACAACGTGGAGGCAGAATTTCCAGGGTTTCTGTTGGGAGGCATCACATACAACCGAGATGAGATAACCGCGCAACTTACCGTGGAATCTGATGTGTCTGAGCCGTTCCCGGCCTATTGCTTTACACCCTCTTACTTCCCGAGCGAATTCTAGTTTAGCGTGGTGCCTGCATCATGAATAGAAATTTCGAGATTTCCAGGTGTTCTGCCGATAGAGATTTCAAATTTCCCGCCAGCAGCAATTGTTGCCTTAATTATGCTTCCGTCTGGCATGGTAACTATGAGTAATGAATTGTTTTCCTGATTTATAGCAACAGTCATGGCTTCACCTGCTGACATATCGTATTTCATAGCGCGCCTTTTTGGGTGGATTGATGATGAGGGTTATCAATCTTACCAGACTGGCGCGCATCATTTTGGAGATGGCAATGACCGTTTCGCTAAGCATCAATGTAGATGATTGCTTCAGCTATACCGTGACAGACGGAATGAGGGCAGATTCCAGCGGGGTCGAGTGCCGATGCGTATCTGTGGCAGTTTTCGATAAAAATCCGGGGAAAAATGATGATCCAACGAGTATAGATGTTGTGAATTCGGGAATGAAGAAAGATCGCTGATGCACAACTGGTGGAACGATTACATCGGAATCAAATATTCCGAGAAGGGGCGCATTCGCTCTGAAGGTCTGGATTGTTGGGGATTGGTGCGCCTTGTTCATGCGGAACAGTTCAACATCGATCTTCCTTCTCTGTCCGATCAGTATGACGTTTCAGACCGAGACTCTATAGCTGACCAAATGGTGGCTCATGCGGAAGGCTGGCAAAAGGTTGACGTGCAGCGATCAGGCGATGTCGTCCTATTCCGCATCATGGGAAGCATCTCGCATATCGGTATTGTCACGATGCCTGGATTCTTCCTACACGTCAGGGAAGGACAGGAATCTGTTGTAGAGCGGCTTGATTCTGGAGTATGGAAGCGCCGCGTCGCTGGAATATACCGATACAAGGCTGGCGCGTCTGTATCCATTTCTGCGGTACCGCATCCGCTAAAGACGGTTCGTATCGATGTGCAAGTGCCAGAGGGCGCTACTGTTGCCCAAATGGTCGCTGCCTTGCGCGATAGATATGGCGTTGCTCCAGATTACCCGCTGGACGGCGTTGTCATGGTCAACGGCTGCATCGTTGAAAAAGCGGATTGGGAGCTTTGTATTCCTACTGCTGGATCGCTGGTAGAGTATCGCGCCGTAATGCGAGGTAGCAACGCAGGGAGGCTGCTTGCTACGGCGGCAATCATGGTCATCGCTATCCAGTTTGCCCCTACTCTAGTTGCCGCGATGGGCGGAGTTGCACCAGTAACTGGAGCGGCGGCGGGATCGGCTGCGGCGGCTGGGGTTGGTGTTGCTGGTCTTTCGTGGAGCACTAGCGTTGCTATAGCCGCTATGGGCATCAATGTGGCTGGATCGCTGCTCACGAATGCGATATTCCCGGTTCGGCAAGCGAGCACCACAACGACGAATACGAAGCCATACCTGCAAGGAGGATCGAACTCTGCCAACCAATACGGCGCCATTCCGGTCGTTTTAGGTAGGTTCAGGTACACGCCACCGCTTGGTGCTACCTCGTACACTGAGGCAGAGGGTAGCAATAGCTACCTTCGTATGCTACTTGTGTGGGGGTTCGGCCCGCTCCAAATCTCCGACATTGAGATAGGGGGAACGTCGATTGACTCCTATGATGAAGTCGAATACGAAACGGTGCAAGGGTACGAGTCGGACGACCTGACAAGGCTGAAGAGCTTGTACGGCACAGATACAGCGCAAGTAGTTCCTAACGTCGAACTTACGTCTTACCATAAGTCAGTAGAAAGCGCTTATCGGTCGGGGAATTACATCACTGTCACATTTGATGACGATGATGATGAAGATTTGCATGACTTTTTGCCTGACATGGTTGTTTGGTGCAGCAACGGGCTGTCTGGTACGGTTACATCGGTATCTGATTACTCGGTTACGTTCTACAACGCTGGATCAGATGGCAGCTTAAGCATATCGTGGATAAGGGGTAGTGCGTGGACTGAATCGTCTGCCATAGAATCGAATGTAGACAGAATCACTGTATGCCTGTATTTCCCTAGCGGGCTTTATGGCATCAAGTCAACGAACGGAGACCAGTTCTCAGTCAATTGTCAGGTATCTCTACAAGTGCGCCAGGTTGGAAGCGACACATGGGATGAGGTAACCAAGACGATCTATCAGCAGGCCATAACCCTGCAATCGGCTTATTACAATACAGACGATGACGCAGAACTAGAGGATGTTTATAGATGGACTCGTGTCACGTTAGATGCCAACAACCAGATCGTAGTCAGGCATGGCGCATTCACAGAAGACCCGAACGCAGAACCGTCAGGGCTACTTCTTACTAGGCTACAGAATGAAACATATGGGCTAGACATCCCTTTTACTCGCCTTCCCGCTATTGGAGACGATGAAGAAGAACTATGGCAGATATGCGTTCATGGCAATGAAATTTATTCGACTGTAGACAAGCGGACGAGCGTTTCAGGTTGTGCGTTGTCGACTTCCGGGCTTGTTGCGACTATTGGCGCTGGAACAATATCAAGGACTGATAGTGAATACATTTCACTCACAAAGTCCACAAAGACATCGTTCAGTCATAACGTCACGTTCTATGTGCCTCGCGGGAAGTATGAAGTGCGGGCTCGCCGGACAAACAAGAACAATACTGGAGTACAGAATGCATATGACACGGTTTATCTTGAAACGATCACAGGATATACAGACTCTGATGCGATAAACCCGCCGAAGCCGCTTGCTATGACGGCAATTCGCATCAAGGCTACAAACCAGATCGATGGCACGGCAGATGGAATATCAGGAACAGTGCAGGTCATTTGCCCTGACTATGATGCAGACACATGGACGTGGATAACAAGGGCAACCAGAAATCCTGCATCACTCATCCGTCACGCATGGCAGCACCCGGCTAATGCAAAGGCTCTGCCTGATAGCAGAATAAACATTGCTGATCTTGAGGATTTTCATACCTATTGCAAAGAAAATGGATGGGCATACAACGCCATTCTGCAAGAACAGAGATCTCTCGATGAGGTGGTTAGGGATATAGCAGCAGCCGGGCGCGCATCGCCGACAGAACGGGATGGAAAGAAGACGGTAATCATAGATAGGCCGCGCTCCACTATCGTGCAGCACTTTACACCTCATAACTCATGGGGATTCGAGAGCACAAAGGCTTTGCCTAAGATGCCGCACGGCTGGCGCGTCCAGTTCAATAATGAGAATAGGTCGTTCCAAGCGGATGAATACATTGTTTATGCAGACGGATATGAGGCGTCGAACGCTACATTATTCGAGGGGCTGGTTCTTCCTGGTGTAACGAATCCAGACCTTATTTTTAAGCATGGGCGCTTTCACTTGGCTCAACTGATGTTGAGGCCGGAGGCGTACACGATTAATGCTGATTTCGAGCATATCGTGTGCGGTCGTGGAGACCTAACGCAGGTTTCTCATGGCGTTCCTATGTGGGGGATTGGGTCGGGAAGAATTAAGTCGCGTGTCGATGGTTTCACGCTATTGCTTGACGAAACAATGCCGATGGAGTCAGGCAAACAGTACACGATAAGAATCAGGCTGGCTGATGGTTCTAGCGTAACGAGAACGGTAGTAGCCAAGACGGAAGAAGGATATTACGATGAAATTTCAGTTGTAGAAGAATTAACTACAACGCAGGCGGAGGCTGGTAACCAGTTCATGTTCGGTGAGCTTGACTCGGAATCTGTCCCGCTTATCGTCCAGTCAATCGAGCCAGCAGAAAACATGACGGCTCGGATAACGTATGTGGACTATTCTCCAGCCGTCTATGAATCAGACTCAGAGACTATACCAGCCTTTGAAAGCAAGATAACAAAGTCTGCCGTATCCAATATTATCAACAGTGTTCCAACTGTCACCGGAATTACTTCAGACGAATCGGTTGTTCTAAGAACGTCTTCTGGCTATACGCTAAGAATCCGTATAGGGTACAAAAACCATGTGGACATGGAAAGCAATGTTACCCACGTTCAGGCGCAGCTTGATTTTGCCGATGACAATACGAATGTTTGGCAGTACGACCAGAAAGTAGATGTAACAACTGGATCGGTTATTTTTGATACCGACATTCAGCAAGGATCTGCGTACAAAATTCGACTTCGGTATATCGATGCTAATTCAGGAAGGACGGGGGCGTGGGTAACGACCGAAAACCATACAGTGGTCGGACTTTCTACGCTCCCGCCTGACATAACGGACTTCTCCGTAACGAATGGGGCATTTTCATGGTCTTGGAGCGATGTAATTGATATTGTCGGGTCAAAGATAAAATTCCACTACGGTAGTAATGCATCATGGAGTGACGCTACAGATTTGCATGATGGTTTACTTACAACAAATCCATACACGCCCGATCTTCTCCCGTCAGGCTCAATTACTTTAATGATTAAGCTAGTCGATGCTGCTGGAAATGAATCTGAAAACCCTGGCGTTATTTACTATAACTTTGGCGATGTGATCGTTGATAACGTCATATTGTCATATGACGATAAAGGAGCGGGGTTTCCTGGAGAAAAGACAAATTGCTCTGTTGTTTCTGGGAACCTTATTGCCGACGATTCAGGTGATCTTTTTTGGGGCAGCGATAGCGCGCAATTTTGGGGAAATGACGCTGCTGAGTTCTGGCCTATCGCAACGTATAAGGAAATGACTTATGTCGTGAGTTATATGGTTTCCGATGAAGAGAGCGGTGCAAGATTATCGGTTTTGCTTTCTATATCTGCATCTGCCTACTCTGTTGAATATAGATTTGATACGCAGGGCAAATTTTGGGGTGATGATGATGATTATTTCTGGGGGTCTGATTCATCTAAATTCTGGCCTGTTCCTACCTCATGGAAAACATGGCCTGGCTCCATAGATAGCATACCATCAGGATTAATAGAGCTACGGATTACGACTCAAGAAGGAGAAATTCAGGGGTCAATATCAGAACTAACTTTGCAGTTTGATGTAGATGATGAATCGGAAACCATAAATGACTTCGCTGTACTTTCTGGCGGGTCAAGAGTGCCGCTCACCAAGTCGTATAGATCGCTAAAAAATATTCGTTTAGACCTTCAGAGCGACGGCGGTGGGGCTATATCTGCATCATACGCAGACAAATCCCTTGATGGCCCATTGATTTATTGCCTTGATGGGGATGGAGCAAAAGTCGCTGGAACGGTTGATGTAACCGTGCAGGGAGTAAAAGGATAATAAAGCATCAAAAACACAAGCCACCTTCGGGTGGCTTTTTTATTGGGGGAATGCATGGCAACACTACCAACTGAATCAGAATTAACGTCAAGTTCGACGACGAATGCAGCGCAAAAAATAAATCTTGCGGCTATTCGCAACGTTATCGCAGGGCTGATAGGCACCGATACTAGTGACACCGCTGCTGCAAGGTCACTATTGGGAGCCGTTTCTCTGTCAGGCGATACTCTGACCGGGGCTATAAATGCAGCTACGCCAGCTTCGCTCGCTTCTGCTGCGACGGTAAATATTGGCGCTGCGGCATCCAATATCATCATTATTACCGGAACGACGACTATTACCGCTTTCGACACGATAGCGGCTGGCGCTATTCGGCTTGTGAAGTTCGCTGGCGCTCTTACTCTGACCTACAACTCAACGTCACTTATTCTGCCTGGATCAGCAAGCATTTCTACAGCCGCTGGAGACTGCGCAGAATTTCTGTCTCTAGGGTCTGGAAATTGGGTCTGCGTAAGTTATTCAAGGGCTACCGGGTATCCCATATCAGGCTTCAGTGCATCTGATAAGACAAAACTTGATGGAATAGCAAGCGGAGCCACAGCAATCACTCTTGGAACGGCTGTTGCCACAACATCAGGCACGTCAATCGATTTTACTGGAATACCATCCACTGCAAAGCGGGTAACTTTGCATCCAAATGCTGTAAGCACCAACGGATCGAGTCCAATAATTGTAAGAGGGCTAACTTCAGGTGGCGCAATCACTAGTGGGTACAACTCGTCCGGAGCCGCTTTTGTTACTTCTGGAGTTAGCACTCTTTCTAGTACGGTTGGGTTCTTGCTTTCTCAAGTAGTTGGCGCGACGGTTGCTGTTACTGGAGAAATTATTCTTCAGAGGAAGGGCGGAAACGTGTGGGGGATTTCTACGGTAAATTCATTTGGTAGTGGAGGTCTTAGCCTTGGAGCCGGAAGTGTTGACCTTGGTGCAGACTTAACCGGAATTCGATTCACAACAGTCAATGGAACGGATACGTTCGACGCTGGCTCGCTCAATATTTCTGTGGAGTGATGGTATGAGATATGAAATCAATGTACAAACTGGATCTGTAACTGAACATGATGATGCTCCTATTGTTGTGTTGAGCAAAGCGAAACGGATAAATGCTAGAACTGCATTATTTGATGCAGACGTTGCGACATTAACAAATAGATGGGTTGCTGCTGGCTTCGCTGACGGTGAAACCGAAGCCATAAAGAAAGCGACTATCACGGCTGATTACTCAGCGCTGTTAACCCAATACACCGCAGACATTGCGGCCATCAAAGCATCTTAACAGGAGGAACTATGACCACTGAAACCACGGCAAGCACGAACTCTATTACCGATAAATATTGCAATTGCGGGTCTGTTATGAACTACGTTTATGACGAAGACCTGGAATGCTGGTGCTGGCTTTGCCCTGAGTGCGGGAGAGTAATATACGTCGAATGACAAGATAATAAATATCTAATAACTGAAGAGCGCCTTTGTGCGCTATTTTTTTGCCTGAAAGGAAAGCCATGCCAGATAGAACGATAACCACAGCCGCCAATGTTTCGGCATCAGTCCCGGTAGGAGTTACCGGGATGCACTTGCTTGGTATACCTCTATCTGACTTGGCTTACCTTGTGGCGATTATTTCAGGTCTTTTTGCTGTCGGCTCCTACTGCGTGAAGATGTGGCGAGACATACAGATCGGCAAGGCAGCACAGGAAAAGCGCGAGGCAGATAAGTGAAAACATCAGATAAAGGGATTGCGCTCATCAAGCATGCCGAGGGATTCGCGCCTACTCCGTACTTCTGCCCAGCAGGTAAGCGAACAATCGGTTACGGCCATGTGATCCTTCCTGGTGAAGAGTTTCCGTCTCACATAACTGAAGCGGAGGCAACAGCGTTGCTGATCAAAGACTTGGCCGAACGGTTCGAGCCAGCGGTCGAGAAGCTGGTAACGGTGGATCTGAAACAGGGCCAGTTTGATGCACTTATTTCGTTCGCATTCAACCTTGGCCCAGGCAATCTGAAATCCTCGACGCTTCTGAAAAAGCTGAACGCTGGCGACTATGGCGGCGCTGCCAACGAGTTCATGAAGTGGACGCGAGCGGCGGGGAAGGTGCTGCCCGGGCTTGTCAAGCGCAGGGCGGAAGAAAAAGAACTGTTCATGGAGGTGCGATGATAAAACGGAGACTCAAGAATGCATGGAAGTCGTTCACGATCTGGTTCAATGGCGTGGCTCTGGCCGTTCTCCCTATTGTCGATGGGCTGAAAGACTTCATGCCACAGATTCAAGACTACATCGATGACGGGATTTTCAAGAAAACGATGCTCGTCCTGATCATCTGCGGCAACATCCTGATCCGATTTAAAACGGCTACCGACTTGGCTGACAAATGATGGACGCTATCAAGCCATACCTTACGGCCATCAAGTTTGGACTTGCCGTTGTTCTGCTGTCTATAAGCCATTTCTTCGCCTATCGCTCCGGCGCAAACAGCGTGAAGGTCGAGCAGGCAGAGGAATACAAGTCAAGCGTTGAAAAAGGAAACCAAGCAGCGGAATCATTGGAGGTAAAGAAAAATGAGCGGGAAATCGTCTATCGAACCATCACAAAAGAAGTGGAAAAGATCGTTGACCGGCCTGTATATCGTGCTGACTGTATTGACGCTGACGGGCTGCGGTTCATTAACGACGCGCTCGCCGGTTCCAGCAAGCCTAACGCAGCCATGCCCTAACCTTCAACCGCTTGAAGGTATGACAGGTTCTGATCTGACTAAGAAGCTTGTCGAGGTCGGCAAAGCGTACTACGCGTGTGCAGATTCCAAGGCGGCACTCATCAAGGCGTGCAAATGAACTGCGCCGAATGCTTCTATTGCGAATGGTTTGAGGAAGAAGAACAAGGCTTCTGCCATCGCTACCCGCCTGTAATCGTGGGCAACGCGGTTACCTATCCGGTCATAGAGGATGACGACTGGTGCGGTGAAATTATTCCAATATCGAAGGAGCGACATTGATAGACGAAAAATTGATCGAGTTCGCAACCGAGAAAGATAAGCAGTACATCGAAGCTATCAAGCTGTATGGCAATGCCAATCAAGCGGCAAAGGTGCTTGGAAAGTCGCCTGGAACTATCGGAAACGCAATGGCTAACCTTGAGCGCAGGGCGGCACGAAATGGGTATTCTCCTGATCACGGAATGACAAAGCCTGTTCCTGATGGATTCAATGCCGCTCGGATCAGCACGAACTACGACAAAGACGGCAAGATCAATCAGCAATGGGTTATCGCTACGCCGGATAAGGAACGTCAACACGAGCTGATGCAGGCTGCAATTACCGCAATGGCGGCAGACTTGCCGAAAGTGGAGCCAGTGCCAGCGCCGACGCAAACGATTGACGAGCTATGCAATCTCATCACCTTTAGTGACTATCATCTCGGAATGCTGTCATGGAGAAAAGAGGGCGGTGCAGATTGGGACTTGAAGATTGCCGAGAAAATGCTTCTGGACAGCTTCCTTTATATGGTCGAAGCTGCGCCAAAGGCAAAGACGCTTGTCCTATGCTTACAGGGAGACTTTTTGCATACTGATGGGCTGCTGCCGCTGACGCCTGCCCACAAGAATGTCCTGGATGCAGATGGGAGATATTCAAAGATCATTGACGTGGCAATACGGGTAGTCAAACAGATCATCAGGCACGCGCTTGGCCGTCATCAGTTCGTCCATGTTGTCATCTGCGAAGGGAACCACGACGAGACCGGCTCTATCTGGATGCGCAAGATGTTTGCTTCAATGTACGAGGATGAGCCGCGCCTAACCGTGAACGACTCCGAATTGCCGTTCTATGTGTATCAACATGGAAACACCATGCTTGGATTCCATCACGGCCATAAGGTGAAGAATGAGCAGTTGCCGCTTCTGTTTGCCTCACAATATCCAAAGATGTGGGGCAATACAACCAAGCGATATTGCCACACTGGACATCGGCATCATGTGGATGAGAAAGAGTTTGCAGGAATGACGGTGGTTCAGCATCCTACTTTGGCGGCAAGGGACGCTCACGCAGCTAGGGGAGGCTGGATTTCAGAACGCGCCGCTTCCGTGATTACCTATCATTCGGATTTCGGACAAGTGGCAAGGAATGTTGTTACGCCTGAGATGCTGGCCGCTTGATATGTATAATTTTTCGCAGAAATTAAGCACATCGCCAATATATGCTTGTTTTCAGAGAAAATTTAGACATCTATTACTGAGTGGGAAAGACAACATCCTGCCAACATTTCCGAGAGAGCTAGTATTTACTCGGCTGTGGATGGGTTCGAGTACCCGACATACTCCTATCCAGTACCCTGTTTTTGTGTGCACGAATTTGCCATTTTATGCGCGAAATGGGCGTTTTAAGCGTATTGTGCACACACGAAAATTATCGTTTTCCCCTATGAAAGTGGTAATTTGAACGGTTAGAATGTCATACTCGAAATCCGGTATACGGTAACCCCGTATCCAGGGTTCAAATCCCTGCCTTTCCGCCAAAGAATCAAGCACTTGTGTTTAGTTGAAAAGAAATTTAAAGCCT